CACGGAATTTAGGATATAACTTTTTAGCTAATTCCATATTTTCCTTATCACCTGATTTTTTTAACTGAGTAGCAAATTCCAAAATTGGATCTGACTCGTCAAAATTAGATAAAGCAATCATTCTTGGTTTACCAATACCGAAGTAAAAGTATAATTCCGAGAAAGGAATGTCTTTATTGTATTTGTAAGGCACAATACGGATTACTGATTTTTCTCCTACTGGTGGTCTCCAAAAATTATTTTTGAAGTCGTTACTAGAACTACCACCCCCTTTGTTGTTTAGTTTGTCTAAACGTTTCTTGATTTCATCTAAATTCATAACTTATTTTTAAATTAATATAAAATTTTACTATAACTTTGTGTATATGTACAAAGCTTTTTTTAATAAACCAAATATTTCTACTAGAGATTTATAATTTCTTTTATTTTCGTATTGATACGATTAAAACCTTCTGCTTGTATTAGTAATATACAATTTTTATACTCATTCCAATTTATAGGAAATGATTTGTCTAAAACCCCATTATTTAAATCTTTTATTAATTCATTAAGGGCATTAATAGTGTATAACGTGTTTGTTTGTTTTTTTCTATGTACTAATATTGTATTATCCATCATTGAATCTACTCGAGAATTATTCATATCTACATTATATGTAAGCATAATTTTTTCCCCATCCAAACTTTCTAATACAAAAATTTTATCAAAAAGAATAACATAGGATGACTGAATATTATCAGATACTTCCTCGTATGCGTCTAATGTGGTAAAAGTACAATATAGTCTATTATTCATAAAAACCGGAATTTTCCGGCTATAAATATGAAATTTAACTTAAAGCACCATAATGTTTACCAGTTTTTAATTTCACAGGAAATTTATCACTAAGTATGGCATGTAAGTCTAATAATACTTGTTTGTGGTCTTCCTTTGAAAAATCAAATACAAACGCATCATATATGTAAAGAACTAATTTTGTTTTTTTATTACCTAAATACTGTTGTACCTCATTTATCTTTTCTATGTTAGTGTATGTTTCTGTAGCTTGTATGTAATAGTTGAATAATTTTTGGGCGTGTATTTTAGGGTGGTTTTCTTTTTTAATTTCATAACCACCACATATGATTTTTCCCTCCTTATTAAATTCTTCCCAAATAATATTTATAAAATTTTGTGTTTTACGGAAAAAAGGATGATGTAAGTTCGCCTTGTCTATACCACCATATATTTGTTTAAATGTAAGTGTTTTGCTTTCTTTATATTGTTGTGGTGTAATTTCCTTGGATTTAAAGTAAATTTGTGCGAGTTCATTGTGTACGTTGCCGTGGAATTGGTAGCCGACTATATCGCCTATTAGGCGCGGATGATAGCCATCATAATCCATTTCTACAAAAAAGTCATTGTCTGGTTCAAAACAATCTCTTTCTCCATTGTTGTGTTTTAGTCCTACAAAATTTATTCCATTAAAGTTATTTACAGGTCTTCCGGTTGTAGTGTATGGATTATACCATCCGTATATATGATCTTCTTTTATGGAGAATTTTTTACATTTTGTTGTAAAATAATCGTCAAACTTATTATTGAATTTTAATGCGTTCTTTTCTAATCTATATAAGACAGGTAATAATTTATTATCAAAATATGTGTTAATTACGTGAGGAGAACCGATTATTTCATTGTACTTACTATTGCAACGCTCTAGGTGCTTTCCAATAGGTATCATTTTATTCACTTTAGTATGCGGGAATTTTCGGTAATACCATGCGTGGGCTTGTGTTGTATGTTGTGTTTGTAGGGGTGTTTGATGTTGTATATCCGTATAAGATAGTTGGGGGTTTAAGTGTAAAGCCGCCTTTTTATCATAAATCTTAAATTCATAATTTGATAAAATACTAAACACAACATCTTTGTCCCAATTTATACATTCTGGATGATTGATAGGTATAATGTATCCCTTATCTTCCACATTAAGATAAACAGCAATTACTTCTGCTAATGCAGGGTGAGTGTTGTCATTACCTTGAATGTATTCAAGATATGTGTACTGATTAAAAGGTATTTTTTCTTTTAATTTGTTAAGCTGATCTTTAGTTTCAATAAGGTAGAACATACCTTATAATGTAATAAAAATATTTCTAATAACCACCTCCTCCACCACCAGAAGTTCCACCACCGGAAGTTGTTCCTACAGTACCAGTTCCACCTTCAGTGTTTGGGTAAAGATTATTTCCTTCATTTTCATCAGGGAAAGGGTTTGGACTAAAATAATCCTCTACATTAGTTGTGACATTTGCTTCATAATTTGTACCCTGTCCGTCTCTTTTATTGTATTTTTTTCTTGATTTTTCTTTGATTATATCTAAGGCTCCTTTTTGTGCTTCTACTACTTTATGACTTTTTTGTATAGGTAGTTTTGGTTTAGGAGCGTTTAGGTTTTCCGCATAAGATTTTGGGCGTAATACTTCATCAGGTAGTTTATATTCTTCTAAATTAGGAAATATAGAGGATAAGTATTGAAATCCTCCTTTTCCACTAACATACTGATTTGTTGATCCTTTATATTTTATTTTTCTTATAACAGTACGATTTGATTTTCTTGCTGAGTCTGTAAGATCCCATCTTAGTTTTTCTGTGACATATAAATTATAATCATATTTACCTCCTTCACTTTTTAAGTCTTTATGTATGTCTTCATTTATTTCATAATACTCCGTAGCAGAATTTTTTCGTTTTGCAAAATAACGATAAAAATATCCTTTTACATAATCTTCGGAAGTAGGTGAAGGTTTTGTAGGATATATAGGTTCTAATTTTTTTTGTTGTTTATTATATTTTTTTCCTGTTGATGTAAGAAAATTAAATTCTGCAGAAGTAGAAGATTTGTCCATTTCATAAGTGTTGGATTTTTTTATTTCATTTGATGGGATTATTTTATCATGTATGCTTATTTTATGGATGGATTCACCTGCAAAAAATGTACCATCACTCATTTGTATATAACTTCCCCCCTCAAATGGTTTTTTTGTAAATTCATACACAAAGAACCCCGCCGAAGCTTCTCTAACTGAATATTTTGATTTAGGTAAATACATTTAAAATTAAAATTTATTAGGACCTGTAGGGAATCCTCCGCCGGTTGTTGCTCGCTCGGCTGCTCTCGCATTCCTTTCTTTTCTTTTTTGTTCGCTAGTTTTTACAAATCTATTATTAGGCCCATAATGGGATAAATTATTCCCTAAATGTGCATTACCATCCTTAATACGATCTGCTAATGCATAAGATCCATCTGATAGTTTAATATTTGCATATTTATTATATGCTTTTATTTCTGTATCTGTAGTTCGTAAATCATCCCATAACCAATATAATAAATTATGTCCCTGAGTATCGTAGTCTGAGTCTACTGCAGTCATAAAGAGCCAGTAATTATTAATTGACAGAACTTCTTCTGGTGAATACTGATCTAAAATAGTATAAACATAGGAGCTTGTACCACCTCTTTTCATTCCTTTAAATAATTTCTTAGCTATTGGTGCAGGATCAAAATCCTCATCTGCAGATTCAGGTAAAACACCTTTTGCCATTTCGCTTGAAGGTTCACTAGGAAATAACTGCATTTGACCACTTATTTTAGTAATCCAATTTCCATTTTCATCCACTGTTTGGTCTTCTGCTACTACGACAAAAATTACATTTTTATTTCTATATGCTTGGGGTAATCTTGTTTCATTAACTCTAAATAATTGACCCATAGTTAATCCCGCTATTCCATCAAAAGTCATATCTATTTTTATGGGAATAGGAGTACTAGCAGGTGGGTTTTTATCTTTACTATTTGCAATAAAACCATTTTCGTCTTTCATTGCAAGTACATTTACTAAATCTTTTAGTCTACTTATTTGTGTTTTTACATTTCCAGATTTATGTGAATCTTCCATATCTGCTTGGAATATTTGACCACTACAGACATTAATTTGATATTCAACTAAAGAATTAGTAATTTCTATAAGCTCCTCAAATTCTGCTTTCATTTTATCTTTTGCAGCTTTTTTTTCCTCATCTGATAATTCTACTTGACCTGAAGCCCCCACTTGTTTTTGGTATAATCTATTTTTTAAACCTCTATTCATGGCTGCAAAAGTAACAGCATCTAGGCTGTCAGCATTATCTGGATCTCCTGCTCCCACTGCTATTGTTGAGGCCATAGCTGTAGGTACAGCGGAATTAAATGAAAAATTTCTTACAGCTGAATCATTACTTAAAACATTAAATGTAAATATATCTTCATATTTAACTTGAGGATCCATGTTTAAATCTATAATACTAGTAACTCCTGGATGGTTATTATCTGTTACTAATCCTAACTTGAGATTACCTGACATTATTTTATTTATGGATTCTAATAATTTTTCCATAAATTTACCTATAGAATAATCGTCGTTATTTTTTCCCTCTTCTCCATAAATATCATCATGTATCTTTAATAAATGTCTAATATTTAACATTATGTGTCCTATATAACCTTTAGATCTTTTTTGTTCCTCTTCATCATTTATTGGAAAAGACTTTGCAAAAACACCATCTGAATTTTCAAAATGATCTTTTTGGAAACCAAAATTATTAGCTACAGGCGCAACATCTATATTTTCAGCATATGATTTTTTAGGTTTTCCTGTTACTTGTTTGGGCATTAAACAAACATAAGGATCTGTAGACATATCCATTACTCCTTTCATTATTTTAAAACCCGGGGAATTTCCTAGATTATCTTTCATTAGGGATAAAACATTTCCTTCATATTGTTTATAAGGATTTGCAAAATATTTTTTCTTGTAAGGATTATAGGTCATTGTTTGAAATGAAACTATTCTGTTTTCATTTTTTTGACTTTCAAAAAACTTCTTTTCAGCGGGTAAAACATATTTATTTAACATGTAACAAAAAGCATCTAATCTTATATATGCTTCAGTGCAACCTAAATTATCATTTTGATATTGTATTAATTGCAATGCAGCTGTTATACCAAGCCCCGCATTTACCATAGCACCTTGTGCAGCAACTGATGCGACTAGAAAATCTTGCCATCCTGATCTTCCTTCTTTGAAATTTATAATGTGGACATCTTCTTTAATGATTAAATCACCATCGTGAGGACAGTCAGTATTAGTGTTTATAAATTCATCTTTATATTGTTGTTCTAAGTCTGCTCTATCAATATTATATATGTTTACTCTTTCGTCATAAAAGGGATTCCACCATCCATTACCTGATATAGATGCTTTCTTTTGGTATGCAGCACTTCTATTAAATTTTGCACCTACTTCATATTCATCATCGTCATCTCCTAATTGGTTATTGTCTCCATTAGTTATTGACATTCTTGATTCTTTAGCACGATTAAGAGCTGTTCCATCTTGTCCCCATACATCTGCAGAGTTTATATTATATCTAAAATCATGGGTTTTTTCTATTAAATCTAATAACACAGGCATATGTGAAGTTATTTCTACTCCTATTACATCATCTTTATTTCCTCCTACACCTGCTCCTGGTTTTTTCTTAAAAAAGGGCTTTTGATATTGAATTACATTTCCTTTTACCGAATTAAGTGTTTCCCCCACTGCCATTAATTCAGTAACACAATTAAAACCACCATCAGGTCTAGCAGAATAGCTAAAATTCTTACATAATCCTATTACTGCGTCATAATTACCTTGGGATGATTTTCTTCTGAAATGAATCTCATCATATAATTCTGTTTGGGTTGCTGGATCTATTTGGGCCCCACTAAACGTCTTCCCCCAAAAATAATCCAAATCAGATACCCAACTCATTCCCTTTTCTATTTTTATATTACCTGCTTTATCTTTTACGATATAAGGGGTCCATTGCCATTCTAACATTATAGGATAACCTGGTCTCATATAAAGTAACTCTAAAAGAGCTAATTGTCTTAAATTATGACATACAAAGTCTACTTTTGCTTCTCTTAAAGAACCATAAGCTGATTTTGTTCTTATATTCATTTTTTGAATACCTGGCATAGGAACTAAACCATAACCATCTTGTGCGTTTGCTCTTGCTAAAGGATCTCCATATACTCCTCCTAGGGGTCTACCTCCCCCTGGAAAACCTCTTCTCATAGCGGGGGTTGCCGCTCCTTTAGGATTTAAAAGCGTACCTCCTTGTAAAATATAACTCCTAGCTAAACCTGCTCCCATGTACTCTTTTTCTAATTGTACATTTCCTAATTTTAGATCTAAATCTAATAATTCTTGCCCTACTATATCAACGCAAGAAGCCATTCTTAAATTACAATATTTATTGGTTGTAAAAGCATGAAAAGCTGGTTGAAGTGCAGATCTATTAGATTTTGTGTCTAATACTTCTTGTCTAACCTCAAATTGGGTTTTAATATAGCCGTCTAAACTTTCTTTAAAAATTCCCATTTATCTTGCTGCGTTTAAGGAGTCATATTGTTGTTTTATTTGTTCTATTCTATCCACGTTTGGGATTCTAATTTGTACTCCTGATTTTATAAAAAAACTATCTCTTCTTGTTACGTCGGGGTTTGCCCTACTTATAACCCACCATAACCTTTCATCTCCATAATAATCAAAAGCTAGTAAGTCAAGTCTATCCTCATAAGATGTTATAATGTAAGTATCATCTGCCGTTGGGGGTATGTCTGGGAAAACTATATTAACATAATATCTTTTTCTATTTATGAGGGTTGATCGTATTGATATTTTATCGTATAATGCCATAATTATTTTATTTAAAATTCATCATCTTCCATATCCTCTTCCATTTCTTCTTCCATCATTCTCTCCATTTCCTCTTGGAATTTTCTTTCTTCTTCCTCTCTTATTTTTCTTTCTTCTTCCTCCCTTCTTTTTCTTTCTTCTTCTTGTCTTAGTCTTTCTTCTTCTTCTTCTCTTGCTATATCCGCTTCTATATCTTTTTCTTCCTGTTCAGCTATTTCTTCGGCTATTTTAATTCTTGTTTGGTCAATAGGATCAATATTTAACCATTCTTGTAGGGATTTAATATCTGGTTTGCTAAATTTCGTAGGTAATATAAATGGTGAATCGTTAATAGATTTCTGAGGTATAAAGTCGTGAACCGGTTGGAAATTACAACTTACGTCTAAAACGTGAGGTAATTCTAACATATCACTGTCCATATCTACTTTACGTCCTGTTGACTCGGGTCCTCCATAATCAGCATTAGAACCTGGTCCTAAATCCTCATTATTTTTTGCTGCTCTTTCTCTTCCTAATTGGGCTAAATATTCTGTGTTATAGCTATATTGTTGGTTTTGTGGATTTTCGCTGTAAGCTCCTGTGTCTTCATTGGCTTGTGTTCCTATACCATTTTGAAACATTGCTATTTCCCAAGGGTATTCTTTATTCCATTTTAAATTAATGCTAGTAAAAAACCCAGGAAGTCTACTATGATAGTCTCCAATAGTCAATCTACAAAAATTACCTCTTAATCTTGTTTGATTATATTCTCCTGCTGTTTGAGAAACTAAGTAATTTAGTTTTCTATACATAGGTCTCATGTCGTCTCTTGAAAAAGCAGCGACTTTAAAACTAAAAGATATAGATCTATTAAATTCACCAAAAGTGTAAAAGGGTTCTGCTCTACCATTATAACTATAGTTATTCCATTTACTATTATAACTGTCATCCATACTGTCTAAAAATGCTCTAAATACCATAGTGCTAGATTTAGTTGGTTGATCTGTGTCTACTGCTTCTATTCTAAATTTAATATAATCTCTTACTTCACTACCTAGTTTTGTTGTATCCCATGGCCCCTCATGTACCCATATGTCTGTGCTATTTATTCTGTCTTTTAAAAGATGTGCTGACCTTACATTTATAGTTCCGTCTTCGTTTGTTGGTATTCCTCCTATAGGTCTTGATCCTACTCTTTGTACTCCTCTGGCATAACCAAATCTTTTTTCTATACTATCTCCACCTTCTCCTAATTTTTGATCATACATGGTGTAAGGTAAACCTCTATTTTTTCTAAAATCAATTATATGTCCAGTGGATGTTGTTTGTTTAGGTCCAGATTTACTCCCTAAATGTCTAGATATTTTATAACCCTCTGGTTGTTGTACAATTTCTGTTTCGGCTTTAGCTACGTCTCTCGCAGTAAAAACATATCTTTTTAAACGTGTTTTTCCTATACCATAAACAGAATGGGGACCTCCTCTAAATTCATATAATTCAGGGTTAGTGACTGCTGTAAAATTTCCTGTGTTTCCCCCAATTTCTGAAAGGGGGTTTAATAAGTTATTATATAAAGCGGTTAATCTATTTGACTTATAAACACTTTGACCTCCTGTAACATTTCCAGTTCCTCCTTTTTGTCCAGGATCTACTCCTCTTACATGATATTCATACTTAGTGTCATTACTACTATCAACTCTATACCCTTGTTCTACTCTGTAGTTAGCTTTTCCTATAGGTAAAAGTCCCGCTCTATTAACGTGTAATCCTGTAGCCGCAGTTAATGTTTGAGCTAATGTATTTACTCCTAAATTATATAGTCTATTTCTTCCTAATTTTCCTGCTCCCTCTTGTAGTCTAGGATTTGATGCTTGTAAACCTACATTTTTAGCTATAAAACCTAATCCATTAGCAGTTAATAAGTATTCACCTATTCTAGCAGCATCTATACCTGATCTTTTTAAGGATGTAATTAATCCTCCTCTTATACCTACATCTGTAATTGAATCTATTACTCCTAAAGCATCTTCTGCAAGAGGTCCACTGTCTCCAGGTCCTAATTTATTAGGGCTTAAATCTGGTAATCTTTGTTTTATATAAGGAGCAGGTCCATGTATTCTTCCAAATACACCTGTGTCATCCTTTATTCCTTGAGGACCATATCCTAAAGATCTTTGTTTAAAAGGGAAAAAATCGTTATTTGTTTGGTTAACATCAAATATAGAAATACTTTCCCCATAATTAAACCCTCCTACATTATCTGGAGTATTATGGTTAGGAAAATCATTTCCAAAAGATTGCCCACTATCGAGTCTGGATATTAGTCTTCTTAACCCCATAGTTTATTTTATTGAGGTAATGAATCAATGTATTTACTAGGTGTTGCTCCGTTTATATCTAAATCAGGTGTTAATCTTGAAGGAGAAGGCCAATTTCCATTATAATTAGTGTTAGGATTTACACTACTATTATATAATCCTTCTAGTCCCTGTTCTGATACTGTGTCTATTTCATTTGGAGAAGGTTCTACACTTGGATTAGTGAAAGGATTTCTATATTTTGCAAATCCTGGAGCATTTCCTATTCCTCCTGTTGTTGTATTTAGATCTAATTCACCTGGATTTAAAGCAGGATATGAAGAATTAGGTTGTCCTGCACCATAATTAGTTCCATTATAGTTAGCACTTGTATTATTACTAGTGTATTGATTTTGTAACATATGTACATGTAAATCTTCTCCATCTACTGTTTTTCCTTGTCCTAAAGCATCTCCAAATAAACCATTACCGTATTGAGTATTATTTAAACTATTTACTCCACCATTCATGTTCATATTTTGATCTAAAGTTCCCTGTCCATTTCCTCCAGGTGCAGGACTGTATGTCATTGGGTTAGTTACCATTGAACTCCCCAATGGTCCTAAAGGATCTCCATTTGTACTTGATACGTTTCTTCTTTCTAACATAGCTACTAAATGGTCATCAGCAGTGGGATATCCATTTCCTTCTGAAGGATATTCAAAAGGAGAATCTAGATTACCACTATCTCTATAAAAATCATAATCATTATTTTGTTCTCCTACTAGAGGCCCTGTTGCTAAATTTGCTCCCCCATCAAATGGTGGTTGAGCGTTTGATAAAAACCCACCGGGATTACCTCCTTGAGATATAGCTTGATTACCCCCGTGTATATCTAAATTTGATCTTAAATCTTTTAATGCCATAGTTTTATTGTTTTATTCTATTATACATATTAGGTAAATATTCCTGTTTCACTCTTTTCTGTACTTCTTGGTCCATTATAATAATTAGCAGAATTATGTGAATCATACACTACTTCGTTCTTTAATATTACTGGTGTAGGAGGAGCAACCACTGGTTCTGTTCTTAATGTTCCTTCTGGTGCACTAATTACATCGTCTGCTTTTCGAAGTTTTGTACCTGCCACTATTGTATCTTTGTCATTAAATAATGTAATTGATCCTTCATCCAATAAGGCTCTTTTTCCATATCCTCCTCCTTCAAATATACCATCATCTGCTCTTGACATACCATAAACTAAAGCTGCCATACCTGCTACAGCTGCTATTGCTAAAGGTATACCTAAACCAAAAGGTATTTGTGAAAATGTTTTAAATATTTTCGTAGCTGTTAAAGCTACACTCCTTCCTAAACCTTTACCCATCATTCTTATTTCTCTAGCTGATGCCTTACCTGAAGCTACATCATATCCCAATTTTATAGCTGCTAAAGTTGTTTTAGCTTTTTGGAGTCCTAATGTTACACTTTCTTGTATTGCGGTCTTTTTAGATAATCCATATATTATACCAGCAGTTACTGCTGCACCTGCCATTACTGATTCTAATACTGTCATTTCTTCTTTAGCTCCTGTAAATAAACTAAATAATTTAGATATTGAAGTCACCATTAAATTTATAGGCTCTAAAGCTAAAGTTAACATATTAAGTAATCCTCCTACAGGACCCCCTACTAAATCAACAAATATATTTTTCATTTTTTCAACAGCATCTGTGAATTTTTCTTGTGCGTTTCTGGCTTCTATTCTTTGAGCTATATCTTCTTTTCCTTCTGCTCTTAACTGTTCAGCTGTTTTACCCATAGCTTCTTGGTCAATAAGCATATTAGATAATTCATCAGCTGACATTCCAAATGCCTGTGCTAATTTTTGTTGTTGAATAACATTCATTTGAGAAAATTCGGAGAATGTACCAGCCTGTTCTGCTATTTCTCTTGATAATCCTTCATAATCTCCCGTTAATGCTAATAGTCTTGCTCTTTCTAAATTAAGCTGTTTACCTGTTAATAATTCTGCTTCTAATTCTGCTGATATAGATTGCTCAAAATTAAGTAAAGATTCTCCTACCTTAGCTACTTGTTCTAATTCCATTCCTAAAGCGTTTGCTTGTGCTACTGCTGCTGCTATTAATTTAGGATTATTACCTAATTGTGCTGCTATTTGACCACTAACATTAAGAGTTTTTTCTAAAATAGAATTATAATTAAGAGCAATTCCTGTTTGGGTTCTAACTTGTGTGGTTTGATCAATGATATCAAGTTTAATATCTTCCATTGATTTACCAGTAATTAAGGATGCTTTACCTGCTCTTCCTATTGCTTCATCACTTAATCCTAAAAGTTTTTGCATTTTAGCAGCTTCTCCCACCATTCCTACTAATGCAGTAGACGCTACTCCTATTTGATCGTTTAAAGTTCCAAATGCTTTTGCTGTGTCTGCACCCTGAATGGCCATATTACCTGTATTGGTAGCTGCCATTGATAAAGTAACATTTAAACCATAAGCTTCTGCTCCACTTATACCTAAATTTTTCTGAAGTGCCGTAGCTTCTTTATCAAAATCAAATCCCGCTTTCATTAATGTAAGAGGATCTAACATATTTGCTTTTAAAATACCACCTGTTGATTTTACAAGTGCTCCAAAACCTTGTAATTTACCTCTTAAACCAGTTCTTAGTTTACCTTCTTCTTCTAATTTTGAAAGTTGGTCGGCTGCTCCTTCTCTAATTTTATCTAAATCGGGTAGAGCACCCCCTAATAATTTATTTACACCTTCTAGAGCTTTACCTGATAGTCCAAAAGCGTTTTCTATTTTTACTGCTGATTGTAATTCTTTTTGAAGAGCTTTGTCTATGTCTAAGGATTGATCTTTTTGAGCCATCAATCCATCATTTATTTGTTTTAAAGCAAATCCTTCTGCATCTTTTCCTGCTTTAAAAGCAGCCATTTGTTTTTTCTGAACTTCTCCTCTTTCAGTTATGACTTTTCTACGTGCTTCCTCATTTTTAATTATATCCTTACTTATGTCTGCAGATGATCTTTTTCTTTTAGATATATCATCTTCTTGATTAACTAACTTAGCATTTAATTGAGCTATATCTCTATTAGCTTTAGCAATTTCTTTTGCTTGTTCATTAGTAATACTATAAGGAGCAGCTAAGTCTTTAGCAGACTTAACCTGTTCATTAATAGCATCAACATTTTCTCTATTAATGGCAAGATTTTCCTCTAAAATTTGTTGTAATGATTTTAGAGTTTCTTCTGATTGTCGTAGTCTTTCAAGTTCCTCTGGTGATATTTGTTCTCCGTTAGCCATCTTTAGTTAATTGTGCATATATAAATATGAAAAAAAGATGCCTTGCGGCACCTTTTTATTTATTAAAATTGTAAGTATTTGAGGCAGGTACATTAGGACCAAACACTGGATTATTATCTCCTATATCAGACTCACCACGTGCTTCCCGTATTGCTTTTTGTTCCTTTTCAAGATGTTCGTTAATTCTACTTATATTAAATTTTCTTAACCAAATAGGCATATTATAAACTTCAAAAAAAGTAAACCCTCCTTTACCATGATAGGTTAAATCATGGATTTGGATAAATATCATTTTTCTATACTCCTGACTCAGGCCAAAAAAATGTGGTCCCAATGGGAATGCTCACGCCCTCCGCGCTCGCTCCATCTTCAAAAGTTAAGTCAAAAGTTAAATCAATGTCAGGCATTACTTCCGCTACATACGTTCTTAATGCTCTAGCATCTCTTGCAAGAAAATTACCATCTACAAATTCTCTAATAGATTTAATGTCTCTATCACCATTTACAGAAGTAATTATATGTTTCATTCTTGTAGTTAAGTCAGCTGTATTTGTCTTGCTTATCTTTTTTAATCCTTTTAATTCATTAGAAATTTTTAATTCATCACCATGAGTTAAAAGTTTAAAAGTAACTGGAATTTTTGATACAGGTAGAGTAAATGCAAATTCATTTCTACCTTCTATAATTAAACTTTCGTCTAATTCTTTATCTTCCGCTTCAGTTAAATCAACTGTTACTTCTTCCTCTTCTCCTGAGTTTGGATTTTTATATTTAAAACTATATTCCTGACCGTATCCTAAAATACGAGAGGCTACTAATACTGCATTTTTATCACCAATTAATAAATCATTAAAATCAATAGGTGAAACAATAAGTGATTTTAAAAGCTTATCAATTACAGTACCATTATTAATGTAATTTGTATTGGTTAAAATGTCTTCCTCTTTAGCAGTCATATATTTCATTTCTATGATTCCACTTCTTAGGGGATGTCCTTCAGGATAAAGTAAACCTTTTGATGGTAACGTAACTTCTTCTGAAGGAAATTGTTGAGTTGTGTTTTGTTGTTCCATAACGTTATTTAATTTTTAAAACTAGTTCAGATATACATATATGTAAGAAAAAGAAAAGCGCCAAAATAGGCGCTTCTTTTTTAGAGGTTTTTAAATATTAGTAATTTAAGATGGCATAATCCATTCTAATACTTAATGAAATCATAGTTGGTTGATCTGAAGCCCAATCCATTTCTCCAAAATTAGCTGACTTACAATAAGCTCCCTTACAGATCCATTCTTCAACAATATCACCTACAGGACCTAGAGCATTAAATCTAATATCTTTTTTATAAAAATCAGAATAACCATCTCTACCTGTAACTGATTCGTGTGACAAACGAACCCATTCCATTACTGCTTGTGCACCCGATGGTGTTACTGGGTCATAAAGTTCAGCCGTAATATCCTGCCAATCAGCTTTTCCTTTTAATTTTCTTTTCACGTTAATGTGATCAAGAGTTATGTCTCCAAACTGTATATTTGGTCTTCCTACTTTTTTAACTAGGAAGGCTGGAATCCCGTCAATATACATTATAAACCTATTTTGTACTTTAGGTTCAAATGCAGTGAACATGATTTCGTTTGTGTTTAATATTGCCATCGTTTTATTTTATTTTATTCCGTTATAAATATAATACTTTTCTTTTTTTTAGTAGCTTCCTCCACCACCTCCACCACCATCAAATGTAGCTCCAGTTGGTAAGATATTAAAGTCTAGGATTATATATTCTGCTGTTCTAGTTGGTTGTAAATAAATAGCACCAATTAATCTATTTCTATCGATTTCATCTGGTGTATTATTGCTTTCATCCATTACTACTCTGAAGGCATATAATCCTTGTCTTTGTTGAATTGACTCTAAATATGGATTTGCTATTCCTAAGAATCTGTTTCTTGTTTGTAATGTATTTTGTTCAAATACTAAGTATTTAGAAGAACTTGCAATAAATTTCTTAACTTCAATCATTAATCTTCTTACATTAATTCTATCTAATGCTGTTGGTCTTGCTTGAAGTGTTTTCTGACCCCAAATACAAACTCCTGTTCTTGGGAATGTTGCAATTGGATTCACTTTTCCTTCATATAATTGATCTCTTTCAGCTTGATTTAATC